TGATCGGCCTTCATGGTGGCGATGGCCTGCCAAAGATTCTGACTGCCGTTGTACGTGATAGTTAGACCAGTGACGGTCATGCTCGCGTAGAATAACAGGATGTCACCCACGTTGCCCCCGGGATCGGTGGAAAGGTCTGAGAACGTGATGTTGCTACCCACAGCTGGCGCGTTGAAGAAGGAAGGCAGTCCGTAAATCGACTGCATATCGGCTGGCACCTGAATGGAGCCAGCGCCCACTGGGAGGTGGAGATTCTTCAGCGTGATGCTCGCCTTGTTGTTAGGGTTCTGAACGTAGGCGGTGGAGAACAGGTCAATGAAAGTGTTATCGTCAACGTTGGCGCGGTACAGTCGACCGCCAATCAGAAAAAGGAAGTACGGGTCGCTGCCATCAATGGGCTGGTATAGGAAACCACCTTGGTATGCACCTGTTCCCGAGCCAACCTTTTTGTTAAAGTTCCACCCAGCACGCGGCGTGATGCCGCCATCGCGGACGGTTCCATTGGTGAGCCATGCCAGTTCATTTCTGGCGAGTCCGTTGGGGTTTTGGTCTGATTGGATGGTGGTCACCTTGAGGGAATTGACCCCGGAGGAGTAGTCCACCGATCCATCCACGTTCGATACGTCTGAGTTTGGGCTCTGGCTCGGCTGTGCCATACTGGCTTGACCCTATCGCCAGTAGTGATTAACTCAAGTCAAAATATGGCCGAACTCACCGCCGCCCCTTACGCGCCACCCCGGAAAAACAAGTTTCAAAAGTACGGTTTGTGGTGGGATCTCACGCAGGACCCAGTGTGGATCGAGATGTACATGATTCAAAAAGGGGGTTCATGGCTCAACAAAGACGGCGTCGTGGTGGGACGCGGGCTCTTCCATCACTTCATGCAGTTCGAGACACTGCTGTGGCCCCACAAGCGCTGGCACAAGTGGACCGAGCTCATCCTGCAAAACTACCTGGAGAACCGCTCCATCGGCTGCATGGGACCCGCGTCATCGGGCAAGAGCTTCAGCTTCGCCACCGATTCACTGGCCGATTATTACTGCTTCTCCGACTGCACCACGGTCATGGTCTGTTCCACCACGCGCGAGATGTTGGAGCAGCGCATCTGGGGGGAAGTGAAGAAGCATCACATCCTTGCCAAGCGAATTCGGTCCTGGATTCCTGGTCACATCAAGGAGTCGCGGCAGCGCATCGTGACGGCAGTGAAGGATGCCGACGTGGAGGGCGCGGACGTTCGTAACGGATTCCTGGGAGTGCCTTGTAAAAAGGGCAACGACTACGTGGGGCTGGGAGACTTTGCCGGTGTGAAGAACAAGCGGGTCCGCTTGATCGCCGACGAGCTTCACCTGCTCCCGCGCGTGTTCGTGGACGCCATCTCCAACCTCGACAAAAACCCAGACTTCAAAGCGGCCGGGCTCGGCAACCCGAAGGACACCACTGACGCGCTAGGTATCATGTGCGAGCCGTCCGGTGAACTGGGTGGATGGGATGGTGGCATCGACCAAGCCCCCGGCACTAAGGTGTGGAAGACACGCCGGCCAAACGGCGTCTGCATTCAACTGCCCGGCAGCGACTCGCCCAATCTCAAGGGCGACATGGGTATTCCTCTCATCACTCAGGCCGACATCGATCGTGACGTCGCGTTCTACGGCACCGACTCCATCTGGGTAACAATGATGGATGAAGGCAAGATGCCGCGCGGACAAGGAAGCCGCCGGGTGCTCACTCGCAACATGGCGGTGAAGAATCATGCGCTGGAGTCTCCTGTGTGGCAGAATTCCAACCGTGTTCGGATTGCTTGCATGGACGCAGCGTACAAAGGGGTTGGCGGTGACCGCTGCGTGTATGCCGAGCTGGAGTTCGGGGGTGAGATTGACGCCTACAACCCGGAAGAGGACAAAAATATCGTGGAGGTGCTCATCAATCAGGACGTCATCAAACCACCACTTCGGCCCGTCATCGCTCTTCTTAAAACTGAGATTGTGCCGATTCAGGCCCAGAGCAAAGAGGAGGCTGAAGAACAGATCGTCACCTTTGTCCGCGAGCATTGCGAGGCCTCAGGAATACCACCCGAGAAGTTCTTTTTCGACTCAGGTATGAGGACTGGATTGGTGACCTGCTTTGGCCGGCAGTGGTCTCCCTACGTGGTCTCCATCGACTGTGGTGGTCCTGCCAGCGAGAAGTCAGTGAGCGAGCAGATTCCCATGCCGTGCGCGGATTACTACTTCAACTATGTGACGGAGATGTGGTACTCAGTCCGGCACATTGTGGAGTCTGGACAGTTTCGCGGCATGACCGAGGACGTGCTGATGGAGTTCTGTCAGCGCGAGTGGGGAATGGCTGGCAAGAACAAAATCCAGGTCGAGCCCAAGGCCGACATGAAGCTGAAGACGGGCCGCTCACCGGACTTGGCGGACTGCATCGCGGTAGGAATTGAAGGTGCCCGCCGCCTGGGCTTTATAATTAAAAACCTCGGCAAGCAGGCACCCCCATCAACTCGAGTAGACTGGCTCAAGACGACACTTGGGAAATCCACCAAATATCGCAAGAGCCACGAACTGACCTATTAAGCCTTGGGAGGAGTGGGGGCCGTCAGAGTATCAATGACGCTCTGGAGCTGGGCGGCCACGCCGGAAACGGTGGCATTGCCACTGTAACCCTTGATGAGATTCAACACCTCTTTGGTAACCCCCGCTTCCACCTGATGCTGCTGCATGAACTGAGTCACGGCAGAATCGATCTTGGTGCCTTGGGGAAGCGTTAGGATGTACGCACGAATCGCTTCGATTTCCTGAGTGAGGGCGGCGCTCGTGTTCGTCATCTTGGTGCTGCGGAGACGACCCCATACGCCGTACAAAAACAATAACGTGCTCGCAGCGATCGTTCCCCAGCCGGCTGTGAATGGTCCGCTGGCTGCGCCGGCCGCTGAAACAGTGGACTCGAGCGCTGGCTTGGGCGCGTACTGGTAAGCGGCCACCTGATTGGTCATGGTCACCACGTTGGTGGTGTTGAACACGTTGGTGGTCATCACTGGAATTCCCACCTCGTTGGTAAGCGTCACCACCTTGACGCTCGTAACAATGTTGGTCTGCGTGACCACCTGTGGCGTGATGTTGGTGGCGATGTCGAACAGACGGGCTTCCGTGGGTGTGGGCGGTGTTGGATTGGAGCCGAACATTTTGCATCCAGCTGCGATGACGATCGCCCCAATGAAGACGGAGAAGGTGGTGTTTCTGAGTGCCTGATAGTTTATTTTCATAGTTTTGGTGCTTATGGTTGTGCCTGCTGGTTCATTAAGTTGACCACGCTGTCGGCGGTGGGAATTTTCAACGTTGGGTTCTGAATGGCAAGCTGATTCTCCCACATGATCTGGTGCTGAATCGTCCATGCCTTACGCAAGCTGTTCTCCATTGATATCAGTTTGGCGTAGATCAGAGTGAGTCCTACAACCGTGGTCAGGAGTGGGATTACAATCTCCAGTCTGAGCTTCGTCTTGAGTCCAAGGCTGGTATCGACCTTTACATCATCATCACGGCGTTGGTTTTGCATAGTATTAAAAACTTTGACCGACACCTCGGTAGAACTGGACGGGGACACTGGGGTTGATATCCGTCCGCCACAGACCATTGGTTCGCAGTCGAGCGATAGAAGGCTGCCACGAAATAAGGTCCGTACTGCTTTGTACTGAGATATTTGTAACAGGCGTGTCAAATGCAAACCCAAACTCCAGCGTTGTCGGCATAAGGAATATAGCCTGGGGAGAAAAGTCGCTCTCAACTCCGTTGGTGTCTACTGCGGTTACGCCCAAGTAGTATGTCGTACCTGGCACCATGTTGGAAATGGCGCAGTTAAGATTGGTGATACCAGTGATGACGTTGTCGTAAACGTGCGGCGAGGTGGTGCTGTAGTACAGGTTGAACGACGCCACTGAGGGGTCGTCATCAGACCACTGGAACAGCTCCCAGTTGACGATCGACACCTGGGACGCCTGACCTTGGGCCACGAGGGGCTGCGCGAAAGAAGTGATGTTTGCCAGCCGTGGCTTGTCTACCGCGGTGGACACGGCGCACCCTGTGAGGGTCAGCAGCAATAGCAGCCATTTATTCACTCATCTTCCATCCATGGATCTCCGCCGACGGAAAGGTCAGCGTCTTATCCAGGCCGAAATACAATTCGTAGTTGGTGCTGTTGAGCCAGCGGTGATTGGGGGTGGTAGCCACACAGAAGGGTGAGCAACCGCTGTACAAAATCAGGGTGTCGTTCGTCCAGTCGATGCCGTTGGTCGACGTCAGCTTCCAGATGTGGAAGGCGTTGTTGGTGTCGATGCGGTTGTACATCATCGTCCACGTCCCATCCGGCTTACGCGCGACGTCGGGATTGTGAGCGCCATCAAAGGAGGACACGTACACTTCCTGCGTGGACACACCAACCGTGCCGGCCGTGAGCTGGGTCAGGATGATGCGATCGGCGGTGCCGGTCATCTGGTAGTAAAGCCAGAAGGTGCCGTTCGTGTCGTTGAGGCTGATGACGCAGGGCGCGAACACCCCGTTTGTGAAGTAACCGTCGATGACTTCCTGGAATCCTCCCCATGTCTTGCCGTCAAAGCCGCTGACCGCGTAGATGTGGTGGTTGGTGATGGAGCAAACAGTGGGGTCGCAGGCGATGCCGGTGAAGAACATCCAGTACATCCACCGATTCAGCGCTCCATTCCACGCCTTAATGACACTGGGATCGTTGACGTGAAACATGCCGTACGTCGAATGATCGAGCACCTTGGTGTACGTGCCCCAATTGATGCCATTCGTGGACTCGCGGTAGTAGATGTTGTCGTGCGGAGAATCAGAGGCAAGCTGCCACCCGCCGTACCACATTTTGTACTTGTTCTCCTGCTGGTCAAAGAGCACGGATGGCGCGTAGACATTGCTGCCCATCACCATCTGGTTCATCTGGAGTGCGAAGTCGGCTTTTGCGCTCAGGGAGCTCAGAACAAACAAAAGTATCAAGATAATTCTCATTGGTATTGCCCTCCGTTGGCAAGGCTGCCGGCGGTGTTTCCTGGGAAGTAAGTGGCATTACTGCTGGAGAGGGTGTGAAACACGCCATTAAGGTTACCATCAAAACGCTTACCAGTGGCAGAACCTGAAAACGTGAAATTGAAAGCCGCCACGACTCCAGCGTCATCAGCAGCAGCGAATGCAGTGAAGGCCGGTGTGCCGCTCAAGGTCACGGTTGGGTTCACTGAATTGTTAATTACCGATCCGCGCGTGGCATAGAAATGATTATGCGCTCCGCCTGAAATTGTGTAGTTACCTGAAATGGTAATGGCACCGTTGTTATTGGCCAGCATGTGATAATTACCACTATTTGCCGTCGCGAAGTTTACACCACTTCCAACCACAACAGTGGCTCCCTGCGAGGAGGTGATACAGCTGCCATTGGTTGCCCATAGTTTTACATTGGCCAAAACCCACCCTCCCACTGGCCCGGAAGCGGACACGGCATCACCTGAAGAAGGGGCGATATTCGCGTTTGTTTCGTTTCCAATTGTAATTATGGCATAGCCAAGAAATGGCATAAGAGTAACGTTTTCGTTATAGATACCTGGCCCAAGTTGAATGCTCACTGGAGTGATATTGGTGTACCAATATTTGGCCACTGTGTTGACGGCTTTCTGAATCGTTCGGAACGCGGTGGCTGAGTTGCTGGCAGTGCCTGTGTTGGCGTCGCTACCATTGGTGAGCACGAACCAGTTTGTGTTTGGAGCCATCTGTAGCAGGTTGGACGCGGTAATCTGTGTGCCGATCTGCGATCGGACGAACAGCTGCGCGACAGCATCGGTGTTGGTGTCGTAAGCGGTGGGGATGATCGCTGCGCTGGAGAGTTTAATGCCAAGTGTTAGCGTACCAAGAATATAAAGCGCCAGTGTCTTCATCGATGTAAATTGCTGCTGAGGTTGATGGTGTGGAGGTGGGAGCACCGTGACCAGAGGTAACGGTTCCACCTGTGCCAGATGATCCGCCGGTTGCAATCTGGGCAAGGAGGGCAAGCTGGAGGGCTTCACCCAAGGTAATCCCCAGACAAATGTAGCATTTCGCCTGGGTCAAAAGTGTTTGTGGATCGGTCATGTTGCGATTTGGGCGAGCAACACCAGTTCCATGAGCCGAGGAGTGCTGACCATCCCATAGCACTCGAGGCATTTACCCTGGGCCAGCAGTCCTTGTGGTGTTACGTCATTTGCTGGGTTGTGGTTCGTGGAAATCTGGGCCAGCAGCGCGAGCTTCAAGGTCTCAAAGGTGCTGGCCCCGAAACAGACGTAGCAATGTCCTGCGGTCAGTAAAGATTGTGGGTCGGTTGCCATAGCGCTTATCTGTTGCAGCAGCGACAACTCAAGCGCCTCGTCTAAGCTGAGCTGACCAAAGCAAACGAGGCACCGAGCTGAACTGAGCAGTGTCGGTGCATCCGTCATTCCATCATACTCGCCATCGAGCCTTCCGGTGGCGGCGCGGGCGCTTCGGCTGCCCCCTCTTCATCCCCGCCTTTGCCTTCCTTGGGCGCGTAGCCGATTTCGTAGCTGTCGTCGTCGACGCTGAGGATCTTCACAACCATCTCGTCGCCGACTTTCATTCCTGGACACAGCTCGGACGGAACAACCGCCGTTGTGCCGGTGTCATGAGGTTGGTCCTCGCCGCCCTTGGATGCAGAATCGTAGGCCATGGCTCCGTTTCCGGCACCCCCATCTCCGTCACCATAATAATCTTCAGGCATATTGGTTGGGCTCTTTCGAGCCATTGAATTGTTAAAACCTGTTTCACCCGGGAGAGTTGTAACTCCCCCGGGTGTAAGATTGCAACCCTATTAGAGGTCGATGTTCGGGTCGTTCGGATTCGGGATCGGCTGCGGCTGCGGCACCGGTCCGTCCTGAGTGCCAGTCGGCACACCGCACGGGAAGGTTCCGTAGAGCGCAGTGAAGTCGCTCGGAATCGGGCACGACGGGAGCGTGCTGTCGTAGCTCTGCGTCGGATAGCCCGGATCAGCCGAACACGTATCGATTTCCGGCACGCAGAACTGCTCGCGTTTGTGGAAGAACACTTCCAGGAACTCGTAGTGCATCGGGCGGACATAATACATGAAGTCCGCGATGAACTGACCTTTGTTCCGGCGCTTGTTCTGGATGACGTTACCCGCGGCGTCGGCACCGAGGTTGTCCATCACGAACTGCCACTTGCCACCGAAGTCACGGTGACCGAACGGCATCTCCGGATTGAGCGGACGCGCGTCCGGTACCAGGAGTTCCATGCCCATCTTGTGATGGATTTGGCTGAGCGCGAAATGAGCGCGATCGAAGTCGGGGTTCGGCTGCGAACCGAGGCCTGCCGCACCGCCCGCGCCGGTCGTGATTTGGTTCACGAAGGGCAACACGATTTGGTAGCGATACCGGTTACCGTTGCCACCATTGGCACCGGCTCCGAGATCGGCCACAAAGTTGAACCGGAGGCCCATCGGGTCGACACGGGTCATGTAGTTGCCCAGCTGGCCGCTGTAACCGTAGCGCCAGTATTTCGTGCTGTCGTCGAACTGGGTGAAGCGCCAGTTGCCGAGCACATTGGGGTTGTCGCCGCCGCCGATGCCTTGCTGACCACCAAGGTGGTCGAGGCTCCAACAGGTATCCATGTCGGTCACCAGCTCGATGAAAGGGCTGGTTTCCTTGAAAGGGTTTTTGCCAGCGTAACCCTTCAACATCAGGTTGTTGAAGCGGTTCTGGAGCATCTGCGGCACCAGCTTGAACACGCGCGACGGGGGGACGTTGGTGTCGAAGAACACTTCGTCGCCCGCGGCGTTGTTGTTCCACTGGAAGTTGAACACGCCGTCCGTATTAGGCTGCGAGCAATTCTTGTTGGCCACGCTCTTGGTGAAGGACCAGAACAAGTGACGCCGACGGAGGAAGTTGCTGGAAATCGCGGTGGTCGCGGGCTTGAGGATTTCGCTGATGATCTGCTCGATATGTTCCTGGGCTGCCGTAATGTGCATGTCCTGGTCATAGCAGAACAGCGGCGTGCTCCAGTACTGTTGCTCGGCAAACCAGGTGAGCCGGTCCGCGCCCCATCCGACCTGGTGTTCAACCATGTCGCAAGGGTTACCCACGCAACCGGGGCCGTTGGCGATCTTGCGCGTCCACGGCTTGGTCACATTGGGGAACACGCTGCGGAAGCGGTCCTGCGTGACTTCCACGGGCGTGCCCATCTCGGTGGTGCCAGTGGAGACGTTGTAAAACCAGCCGTCGGTCGGCCGGATGTCTTCCATGATGACCTCGTCAAAGCGAGGCGTCTGGTCGACGAGGAACTGCGGCATATCACATGCCGCGATGATTTGTGCTGGGGGACAAGCCATAACATTAAA